TACATCTAATATTTTGCCAGCGTTTAATATGCAACTTAACTATTACCAGCATCCACAAGGTTATAGTTTTATACAGTATGCAAAGGTTGCAGCAGATCAAAACTTTAGACGGGTACTCCCCTATGGCAGCGTTACAGGTGTAGATACAAAGACTGCTGCCTACGTAAACACAGCAAGCGTTAGAGAAGCTGCGATGATCTTGGCCGTAGATATTTGGCAAGCGCGCCAAGTATCACAGACAGGCGGCGTAGGACTAGATGGTTTTAGCCCATCCCCTTACCGCATGGGTAACAGCATGATAGGCAAGATACGCGGCCTACTAGCCCCGTACATGAACCCAAATAGCATGGTGGGGTAAATGCCTACCGCTGCTATTACTACGTTGCGTAGCACGATTGCAACAGCTCTAACTAATAATGGAGTCTGGTCGGTATTTGCATACCCACCTGCAACCATCCTGGCTAACAGCTGCGTAGTAATCCCAGCCGATCCTTACTTAACGCCTAGCAATAATAGTTACATAACTATTTCGCCTATGGCTAATTTTAAGATTTTGCTAACCGTGCCAATGTTTGACAACCAGGGCAACCTGCAAGGCATCGAAGATTTTATCGTTGCAGCCTATACAAAACTAGCTGCATCAAACCTTGTATTTAATATAACCAGCGTTAGCGCGCCCGGTGTATTAAATGCAGATAGCGGCGATCTTTTAACCGCTGAATTTAATATATCCATACTAACGAGCTGGAGTTAAACCATGTCATACACAGATGAGGATATTGCCTTCTTAATTAAAATTGGGCAGATCACAGAACCACCAGTAAAAGAAACAAAACCTAAAGCACCTGCAACCGAGAAAACCGAGGAATAATTAAATGGCCGTATATTTAAATAATACTGTTGTAGTGACACTTAACTCAGTCGTACTAACTGACCATGTCACAAGCGCAACAATTAACCGTACCTTTGACGAATTGGAAATCACAGCGATGGCCGATACTAGTCACAAATTTGTGAAGGGCCTGGAAGCTTCTACCATAACGCTGGACTTCCTAAGCGACACAGCTGCGGCAAACGTAAACGCAACGCTACAAGCTGCATGGGGTACAACAGTACCTATCACGCTAAAGCAGACAAGCGCAGCCGTATCTGCAACTAATCCGTTATACAGCACCACAATCCTTGTAAACAACACCACAGATATTAACGGTGCTGTTGCAGACATCGCTACACAATCGATTACATTTACTTGTAATTCACCAATCATAATTACCACTTCCTGATAAAAAACTAAGGGGCTAAAAGATGGCTAAGTTAAAAGTAACAAAGTCGGATGGCAACGTATCTGAGCATCAGGTAACGCCATCGATCGAATACGCGTTCGAGCTGTACGCAAAAAAAGGTTTTCACCGCGCTTTCCGCGAGGATGAAAAGCAAACAGATGTGTACTGGTTAGCGTGGGAGTGTCTAAGAGCTGCAGGCGAGACCGTGCCAATGTTCGGCGCAGAATTTCTAAAGACACTTAAAAAGGTAGAAGTTTTAGACGATGACCCGGAAGCATAAGGCGTGACTCGTTTACTTACTTGATCGCACGGGTAAGTTTGGAAACGGGAATACCGCCTAAAGATTTAATTTGTTTAGATAGCAGGATGTTTGCAGCACTACTGCAGGCCATGAAAGATAGAGCTAAGGAGATCAAAGATGCCAGTAACGGTAAAAGGCGGCATTGAACTCCGTAAAGCGTTGAAGAAATTTACGCCAGACCTAGCTAAAGAAACACAAAAAGAAATGGCTAGTTTGCTTAAACCTATTGTGTCTAAAGCCCGTGGCTTTATCCCATCGCAAGCCCCGTTATCGGGTTGGGGTAAAGCATCGGGTAATGGCAAATTCCCAGTATGGGATGGCCGCGCAGCTAAGGGCGGCGTAGGTTATAAAACTACGCCAAGCAGGGTAAACCGCCAAGGCTTTAGATCCTTAGCGCGTATTCAAAATGCATCTGCATCTGGTGCAATTTATGAGACCGCTGGCCGTGTACATGCCTATGGCCGTGAGCAGGGATCATCATTTATTGTGCAACGCCCAGGTTATAACCAAGGCGCAAATATTGTAGCGGCTGGCCCTAATCAAGGCCGTAGCCGTAACCCTGAGGCTGGTTCAATATTTGTACAGGCCATCAACCAATACGGCCGTATTGTAGATGCTAATAATCAAACAGGTAGAGGCCGTAGATCACGCAAAATGAAAGGCCGCGCAATCTTTTGTGCATGGGCCGAGGATGGTGGCAAGACTAACGCAGCTGTTATTACAGCTATTGAGTCTGCCCGGGAAAAATTTAATACGGCCGTGGGGTATAACTAATGGCCATTGATCCATCCGTAAGAGTAGATTTAGTAGCTGAATTTGTAGGCAAAAAAGCATTTAAAGATGCCGATACAGCTACACAAAAACTTACCAAAAATGTTAAAAAACTAGCTGGTGCGTTTGGTTTAGCATTTAGCACTAGAGCCGTAGTTAATTTTTCTAAAGCATCTATAAAGGCATTTGCTGAGGATGATGCAGCTATAACAGTATTACGTCAAAACCTTAAAAACTTAGGCTTGGCTTATCAATCTACTAATGCAGAATACTTTATAGGCAAGCTAGAGGAACAATCTGGCATTTTAGATGATGAACTACGGCCAGCCTATGCAAAGTTATCAAAGGTAACTGTTTCAACTACTAAGACCCAGGAGTTAATGGCCTTAGCGGTCGATCTCGCTAGGGCTAATGGCCTAGAATTTTCAGCTGTAATTAATACCTTATCTCGTGCCTACGTAGGCAACTACAAAGGGTTAAAACAATTAAACACAGGCTTAACCGATGCAGAACTAGCTACTAAAGATTTTGCCGAAATACAAGCAATACTTATTAAACAAAGCCAAGGTGCAGGCAAGGCCTACATAGAAACTTTTGCTGGATCTATAGATAAATTGTCCGTTGCATCGGCTAACGCTAAAGAAGTTATTGGCGAAGGCTTAGTCGATTTATTTGCAGACATGGCCGGTAATGGCGACATTAATGCTGCTACTGCCAATGTAAACAAGTTTGCTACAGCGGTTAGTGGCTTACTCAAAGATGTAAGCGAATACAATTTAGCTGACTTTGTAAGTGCCTTTGTCACAGGCAACATTACAGAAGGCACAGCCTCAAAATTAGTTCAAAGACCATCTGCGCGTAGATTTTTTACAGGTGGCTCAGGCGTATCTAGTGAAGTATTAGCTGCTAGAAAAGCCGCCGCCGCCGCTGCCGCTAAGGCTAAAGCTGATAAAGCTGCAGCGGATGCCAAGATTAAGGCGGATAAATTACTAGCTGCGCTACAGAAAAAAGAGGAAGCGCAGCGTTTAGCCCTATCTAAAGCCGCTGCCGTGTTTGATCTAAACAAAATTCAAATTGCAGCCGCGTTAAGAAATACTTATGACAAGGATGAACGCCTACGCCTATTGGCCATGCAGGAGATTGAGAACGAAAACGGCGAGGCTGCGCTTAAATATATTGAACAGTTAAATATACTTACTAAAGAGCAGCAAACTAACAAATTAGCCGGTATCAAGACTATTAGCGAAACTGAGTTAAATTACATTAACCAGTTGCTATTAGATGAATTGGCTCGGATTAAAGCGACAAAGATGTCCGAGGCTGAGGCAGCTGAGGCACGTGCTGCAGCCTATGCAAAATATAATGCCGCTATCGTTGCATCAGGTGGCTTAGGATTAGCCAATTTCTACAGCGAAAAAACACAAATAGAATTACTTACTATTGCTAAATTAGCCTCATTAGATACCGTAGCAGCGGCACAGGCAACCGCAGATATTCTTAACTACACTAGCCAAGAGACTATTATTGCCCGTGTTGCAGCTGCTCAAAAGTTAGCAGATGATGCCAAGAAAAAAGCCTTAGACGATTATCTTAAAGGCTACGATGCAGGTATTGCTGCTATAGCGACATCACAAGGTTTAACCGATGCTGAAAAATTAGCAGCACTTACTACATATTTAACACAGGCCTCAGCTGCTATAACTGCGCTAGGTGGATCACAAAAAACAATAGATGATGCCAAGATGGCAGCGTTGAAGTTATTTATAGCTGAGGCAACTAAGCCGCTTACTCAGACTATAACTGTTGAATATTTAACTAAAGGCAGTCCAGGTGCGCCACCTAGTATTGTTACACCAGATACAATTATCCCTACTCCGACACCTACTCCAACACCAACACCAACACCAACACTATCTACAAATAACCCTAGTGGTTACATGGGTAGTAATTTTGGCGATAGCTTACCTGAGTACCTTAAAACTGGTTCTAATTTTGTAGGTGGCCCGTACACGCCGCCAGCACCAGCACCAGTCACAGTAAATATTGCAGGCTCAGTATTAGATGGAGATGACTTTACTGAGAAAGTAAATCAAGCCATGCTTAATGCACAGCGTAGAGGTTTCTCACAATTACCTGCAGGGGCGATACCATGACTTTGCCAGTAGTGAACGCTGTTATTAACTTTAGTACCGGGCCATCCTTTACCCAAGCCATGATCCTAGACTCAGGCATCTTAGGTACTAACGTATTAGCAGACTCAGCATCTTTAATTGTCGATGTATCTGACGTAGTGGACAGCATTAACACTAGGCGCGGTCGATCTGCTACAGCTGATGAATTTCAGACAGGTACGCTTACCCTGCGTATCGTGGATCAGTTGGGCGCGTTCAACCCCCAGAACCCAAATTCTCCCTACTTCGGCAATTTAACCCCAATGCGTAAGGTGGCAATATCGGCTACCTATGACAACGTTACCTATCCAATATTCTCAGGGTTCATTACTAGCTATACGACTAATACGCCGCTTAACGCTTTAGATGTTGTATATACAACTATCCAGGCTGTAGATGCCTTTAGGCTGGCACAGAACGCCCAGATTAGTACCGTGACAGGTGCAGTAGCGCAACTAAGTGGTACACGTGTAAATAAGATTCTTGACCAGATCGCCTGGCCTACAACTATGCGTGATGTTGATGCAGGTTTGACTACCTTGCAGGCAGACCCCGGTACTGCCCGTACTACCTTGGCAGCTTTAACTACTGTAGCCAATAGCGAATACGGCGCAATTTACGTAGGCAAAAATGGCTATTTTGTATTCCAAGATAGGACTGTTACCACTAGTAGCGTGGGCGGTACGCCCGTAGTTTTTAACGATAACGGCACAGATATTGGCTACTCAAATGCGGTATGGCGGCTAGACGATACCTTGGTATTTAACCAAGCTAATGTGACCCGTAGAGGTGGTACAACACAGACTGCTACAAACCAAGCCAGCATTGATAAATACTTTGCCCATACTTATAATCAGCAAGATTTACTAATGGCTACAGATGCCGATGCGCTTAACTACGCGCAGGCCTACGTTGCAAGCCGTGCTGAGACCAGTATCCGATGCGATGCAATCGAGTTAGACCTTTACACAGATAACTATGATGCTGGCATTACAGCTGCGTTAGACCTAGATTTCTTTGACCCGGTAACTATTACAACTAACCAGCCTGGTAACTCCACGCTTACTAAAACGTTACAAGTGTTTGGCATAGCACAAACAATTACACCAAATAAATGGCGGACTGTATTAACCACTTTAGAGCCAATCATCGATGGCTTTATTTTAAACTCAACCACATTTGGCGTACTTGATACGTCAGTACTAAGTTACTAAGGAGATAAGAAATGGCCGTAGGCTTTCCAGCAAAAACTAACTTTGCTACAGGTGATGTATTAACCGCTACGCAAATGAACGATATAACGGGTACGTTAAACCTGTTGCAATCCACGCTTTACCCAGCAGGGCGTAACAAGATTATTAATGGTGATTTCAACGTTAATCAACGAGCATTTACTAGCACTACTACTTCTGGAACTTATGGCTTTGATCGCTTCAAATTGCTTGCAACCGATGGTACTTCAACCTATTCAGCACAAACATTTACATCTGGTGATGCCCCTGTTGCTGGCTATGAGGCTAAAAACTTTGCGCGGCTAGTTTCAACGGGTCAAACTTTAACTACTGCGCGTACTGTGCTTACTCAGCCAATAGAATCAGTAAGAACTTTTGCAAATCAAAGCGTGATAGTTTCATTTTGGGCAAAAGCCGGTAGCGGTACGCCAAGCGTTGCAGTTAATATTCAACAGTATTTCGATCCGGCTACTGGTGGTTCTGCAACTGTAGATACACCAGCTGGTAAAACTGCAATAACTACATCGTGGGTGAGATATTCATTAAGTGTCGCTATACCTTCAATTTCTGGCAAAACAATAGGCACAAGCACTGATCCTGCTGTACAGGTTCAATTCTTTACAAGTGCCGGATCTACATATAACACACAAACGACTACTTTAGGTATTCAAACTACCACTATTGATTTATGGGGCATACAGATTGAAGCTGCATCTACTGGCTCAACCGCTTCACCTTTCCAAACTGCTAGCGGTTCAATCGGTGGAGAATTGGCGTTATGCCAGCGGTATTACCAACGTCAATTCCCTAACGCTACAACAGGCGGCTTTGGTGTTGGTTTTGTGGAAAGTGCAACAACGGCATATATAAAAATTCCAGCTAAAGTTACAATGAGAACTGCACCAACAGCCTTAGAGCAAACAGGAACTGCAACAGATTACGGCGTAAGAATTGCTGGTGGCACAACAGTTACTTGTAGCGCAGTACCAGCATTTTTTGGTGCAACAGCCGATGAACTTTATGCAACCTTTACTGTTGCTGCAGGTCTTGTAGCTGGTCAGGCTTTATTCGGTCGATCCGCTGCAACAGCCGCTTACCTAGGATGGAGTGCTGAACTATAATGAAATACGAATACTTACAAGATAGTGATGAAGGCATAAAGATTTATGCTCGCATAGATGATGATGGCAAATGCCGCGTTACTTGCACCGAGGATAACCCCGATTATCAGGCTTGGTTAGATGACTCAGGCAATTAGCTATAACGGCTGGCCTGCATCTAAAGATGTTGAGTCGATCCGTATCAAGTCGTACCCGATCAAGGGCAGCACTATCAAGCTGCGCTGTGCCTATTTTGCTGCGCCGTTACTTGTAGCGTTTGCCGAGGACTTTCACGAATTGATTGAACCGATTGATGGCGGCACGTTAGACGATTGGGGCTATTGCTACCGAGATGTACGAGGCGTACCGGGTAAGTTAAGTAACCACAGCAGCGGTACAGCCATTGACCTAAACGCAACTAAGCATGCGTTAGGTCAGGCTGGTACTTTCCCAGCAGAAAAAGTACCGATGATCTTGGCACTAACTAGAAAATACGGCTTGATCTGGGGCGGTACATGGACACGCAAAGATGA